CATTTATCTTGTCAATATCGACAACATCATCAATCAAGGTCCGTTTGATACAAGAACAGATCCGATATATCAATCCAATCTATGCCAAGAGATACTTTTACCCACCCGTCCTTTCCAGAGAATTGAAGATCCAGAGGGACGAATTGCTTTGTGCACTCTTGGCTCAATAAACTGGGGTGCGTTCCGCAATCCGCAGGAGATGAGGAAGGCGTGTAGAATCCTAGTAAGGTCGCTGAGTAACTTGTTACAATATCAAGACTTCTTAAGCATACAAAGTAAACTTGCCAATGAAGACTTTGAACCATTAGGTGTTGGTGTTACTAATTTGGCCTACTGGCATGCTCGCCGTTCATATAAGTACGGTGATGCAGACGCACTTGCTGAAGTCAAACGTTGGATTGAACATCAATCCTACTACCTCACAGAGGCTACAGTTGAACTAGCACAAGAACGTGGTGCATGTAAGCGAAGTGAATACACTTACTATGGCCAAGGAATATTCCCCTGGGAACGCAGAAGCGCAGGTGTTAATGAACTTACTGACTTTACACCTAGCCTAGACTGGGAGCCTTTACGTGCTCGTATGAAAAAATATGGAGTTCGTAATGCTACACTTATGGCAGTGGCACCTGTAGAATCATCTAGTGTAGTAATGAACTCAACCAATGGCATTGAAATGCCTATGGAGCTTATTAGCATCAAAGAAAGTAAGGCAGGTTCATTTGTACAGGTTGTGCCGGAGTACAAGAGATTAAAAAATCGTTATCAATTGATGTGGGAACAAACTGACTGTATTGGTTATCTCAAAACAGCCTGTGTGTTGGCCGCGTATGTTGATCAAAGTCTCAGCACCAATACATTCTATTCACCTAAGCACTTTGCTGATGGTAAAGTACCTGGTACATTGATTGCTAAGAATTTAATGTTAGCCTACAAGTGGGGCCTGAAGACTGTGTACTATAGTCTCATTGATAAGGTTGGTTCTAAAAATGTTTTAACCACTCAGAGTGATAGACAATTAACCTCCGAACCTGTTACAGTATACGATGAATTAGAAGATGATCAATGCGAGGCCTGTAAATTATGATACACATTCGAGATGAAGGCGGCACTGTCCGTACAGGATTTAATTTCTACCCACTAACAAGTAACCAATTTGGTTTTGTTTTTAAGTTAAGAAATTTTATTCTATTTTTAAGATACAATAAAAAATTAGGTAAAGTTAAATGTCACAAGCACAGTATAATTTAAGTAAACAAACAAACTATCTCAAACGTAAAATGTTTTTGGATCCAGAAGGTCCTGTAACTGTACAACGATTCGAGGAAGTCAAGTACAATAAACTACAAAACTTTGAATCACTAGCTCGTGGATTTTTCTGGGTACCTGAAGAAATATCTTTGACCAAAGATAAGATGGATCACAAGGAAGCCACTGAAGCTATTAAACATATCTTTACCAGCAATCTACTTAGACAAACTGCATTAGACAGTATTCAAGGTCGTGCACCTGCACAGGTATTTGGACCAGTGATCAGTATTCCAGAATTAGAAGCACTGGTGTGTAATTGGAGTTTCTTTGAAACTGCTATTCACAGTAAATCTTACAGCCATATCATAAGGAATGTTTATAATGTACCTAAAGACGAATTTAACAAGATTCATGATACGGCTGAAATCGTTAATATGGCCGCTAATATTGGTCGTTACTATGAGGACTTACATATTCTCAACTGTCGTAAAGAGTTGGGCGAAAAAGTTCCATTGCGTGATCATAAACGAGCCATATGGCTTGCTTTACATGCCTCCTACGCTCTCGAAGCCTTCCGGTTCATGGTATCCTTTGCAACCTCACTTGCCATGGTAGAAAATAAAATCTATATTGGCAACGGAAATATTATCAGTCTTATCTTACAGGACGAGTTACTACACACAGAATGGACTGCCTGGTTGATTAATACAGTGATCAAAGATGATCCAGACTTTGCTGATCTAGTTAACGAATGCAAAGAAGAAGTCTACAGTATGTACATGGAAGTTATCCAAGAAGAAAAAGACTGGGCTGATTATTTGTTCAGCAAAGGAGTGGTCATCGGCTTAAATGCTGAGATACTTAAAAACTTTGTTGATTACACAGCGTTTACTCGTCTTAAAGATATTGGAATCAAATATCTAGCAGACCATCCTAAACAAAGCCCTATCCCATGGTTTAATAAACATGTAAACATTGGAAAGAAACAAAGTGCACTACAGGAAACTGAATCTACTAATTATGTAATTGGTGTAATGAGTGATTCAGTTAGCTATGAAGAATTACCAGACCTATAAGGAGAATAATAAAAATGCCTAAAGCAATCGTATGGTCAAAGTACCACTGCCCCTATTGTGATCAAGCCAAAGCCTTACTTGGCCAAAGAGCTATTCCATTTGAAGAACGTAAGATTGGAGATGGATGGAGTAAAGAAGAATTACTAGAAGAAATTCCAACTGCACGTACAGTTCCGCAAATTATTCTCGATGGCAAGTTGATTGGCGGATTTACAGAATTAAAAAAATATTTTGAACAAACAGCAGAGTGATTTATGGAAAATAAAACTCTTGCCGAAGCATTAAAAAATATTAAAGCCTCTGAATTTCGCTGGGAAGATCCAGAAGAAGAAATGGATGAAGCTACGGACGAAGGACTACCTCAGGCTGATATATCTTCTTTGCCATATTCAAGTTTGTTTAATGTAGGTCAATATCAAGGTCAAGGTGTAACTATAAATTCTGGCACTACTTTAGGTTCCGGAGCCACTAATGGATCGTATATCTATAGTAATGGAAGTAATCCTGTTTGGACCACCAACACCACTGCTGGTTTTAATACAATATCCCCTTCTATGGAAGTGAAAGGTGATCTAATAGTTAATGGTAAAAATATTGGTAATATTTTAGACAAAATACAAGATAGACTTGCTATACTTGATGAACCAAGTCCAGAAAAATTAGAAAAACACGCGGCCCTTAAAAAGGCCTATGATCATTACAAATTATTGGAAAAATTAATTGGCGAAGATTGACTCTAATTCTGCTGACGGGCGCGATAGTTATGATGTAGAAGTAGGAGGTATGATTGTACCCTTCTTCAATAAAAATATAACTCCGTACCCTACAGAATCTAGTGGTCCTAAATTTGAATTAGTTCCTGTTGAAAAACAGAAAGATGTAATGTTAAATGTTGCAAGAATGCACGCTCAACAAGAATATGATAGAATTATGGAAATGGTCAGTGTTCTACAGAAACAGGCTAATCAAATTAAACGTAGACTAGAAATCACAGATGCTGTTCATGCAGCCAAGTATGATTTTCAAATATCACATGGTCAAATATATTATCTGGTCTATGATACGAGGCATAAATGTACTATACTAACTAGTCACAGTCCCACAGATTGGAGTACAGGTAAGCCAGCAAATTACGACTATATAGCTGGTGTAAAATGGTTAGGAGATTATAGTTGGCAAGAAGTAGATAACGAAGGAAATTATGTTAATTCTCAATAAAGGTTACCAACAGGGTGACGTGGTCAGTTTAAAATTAATCAATAGCGATGAACTTATTGCTAAGTTTGAAAGCGAAACAGATGATGTTATTAAAATTCATCGCCCATTGTCATTGACAATGAGTCCACAGGGCGGATTGGGAATGATTCCCTGGATGTTGTTAGGTAGTGATGAATTTATTACATTAAATAAAAGTCATGTTATGGCAATCAGTGCCAGCAAGAAAGATGCCGCAGATCAGTACCTTAGTGGAACTACTGGCATCGCAATGAGATAATAGGAAAAGTTATGCCATATATAGCAGGTGGTGGAAAAATTGATGATGTGTATCATTCAGGCAATGTTTATATTAATAATGTGCCTGTGGCATTGTGGATGAATCCTGGGATCAGTTCATTATTTTCCGGAGTTGATCTTACCGGAGTTACTCCATTAACTGCATTTCCTGATACTAATTTAGCACCATCAACTACATCGATAACTGACAGCTATCTTAGCAATCCCGGGGCATCTTATAATCCTGCCGCACAGGCAGATGGTGTTAAAGCTGATTATCCCGGAACAGCAGATGATACAGCTACTACTACTGGTACTATATCTACAAGTACGAGTGCTAGCGATATTATTCCATTCTTACAAACTATATTAGGTGAAGCTAGTAGTGGTATGTGGAGAGAAAGTGGACAGGGTGGCAAACCCAGCAATCCTAATATTGTTAAAATTTGGGCGGCATTGGGTTTTCCAAGTACAAACCTTACAAACCCCACTGCTAATTCTAGCCCATGGAATACAGATCAAACTGCTTGGTGTATGGGATTTGTAAATTTTGCATTACAGTCATCGGGATATCGATGGGTACCTACAGCCAGTGCACAAGCCATCACTACTAATCCCGGACGATGGAATGCTACGCAGATTCCCAAAGAGCAGGCACAGCCCGGAGATATTGCATTTTGGAGTTATAGGCATGTAAACTTTGTCTATGAGAAAAAAGGTGCGGGTTACACATTTGTAGGTGGTAATCAAACTCCTAAGGGTGGTAGCAATAATCCAGAAGACGGAGATGTTACTATAAGTTACCCGGGCGGTACTCCTGCTAGTAATGGAAATTGGGTAAGTTGCTGGCGTCCTAGCCGTACCTAAGTCAACGGATTCTGAACATAAGGCGTTAAATATATATGTCCGAGAATGTAAATCAGCGTAGCTGATTGCTGGGGTGAGAGGCCCTCGAGTCAGGCGGAGATTAATTGCAAGATTTTCGGATTCCGTCAATTATTTTGGAGAAAGTTATGAAAAAATTATTATTAGCATTATCACTGTTAGCACTTGTAGGCTCAGCATCAGCACATGGTCCTTACCGATATGGCTGGCACGGTGGATACTATCATGGTGGTTATGGTTGCGGTGGATGTTGGGTTGGCCCTGCATTAGTCGGAGGTGTAATTGGATATGAACTAGCTCGTCCCGAAACCGTTGTAGTTGAACAACAACAACCTAGCGTTATTGTACAACAACCACAAACAGTTGTTCAGGCTCCTCCGGTTGGATATCATTGGCAAGAAATGGTTGATCCACAAACAGGTGTTCGTAAGATTGTAGCAGTTCCAAACTGATATGATTAATGACGATGTTATACTAGGTTGTCTTATTGTCTTCATTATATTTGGTTGCTGGGCATGGGACTGGTATAAAAATTACATGAAGTAAAGAATTGTTGTAATCCCTTCAAAGCGAAGGAGTTCAAGAAGCCGGTTCGAATCCGGCCAGGTCCACCAGAAGTAATATTGGATAGCGATGTAGCCGAAAGGTCAAGAGATAACTTCAAAGATTCGCTTATAAACTGTATTCCAGTATTACTCCTAATGGGCCTGCTCTGGTAATCGATTGGGCTAGATAGTAGAGACGGCAACACGGTAGGCGATGACCGTAAAATCAAGCAAAACAAAATAAATGCCAATGACGAAAGTTACCGCATTGCGGCCTAATTAAAGGCTTCTAGGGTAGTTATACCTCGTAACAGAAAATAACAGAACCCGCTTCGGCGGGTTTCTTACTAGTAAAACTACTAATACAAAAACCTGGTATATTCATAGTAATCTTTCTGTAATCTGTAAATACTATTACAACAGAGGGAGGCAATACTATGTATAAGCGTACCAAACTAATGTGTCATTTGGAAAATCCTCCAAACTAACATTTAGTAGATCACT